GCTGCTTGCAAAATCCCATCCAGATCCAGTCCCTAATTGCTTAGAGAAAGGAACATTAACGACCTAACCGAAGCTAGATCGCACTCCACCGTCGCTGGATTTTCGTCGAGGACGGAACCACGACGCGCGTAGGTTCATCGAGCCGCCTAGAAACTAAGTTTCTCAACGCTCGAGCCCAATCGTCCAGAGTGGATTCGATCTTCGCGCCTTTAAGCGCAAGAACCGAGAACTCTGTCCGCTGGTAATTAGCATTCCACCTCATCTTGACCTTGCCCCTGTTAAGGGCCCTAGCCAATTCAAAGGAGGAAGCCACCTTGCATGGGTAGGGGGATGTCGCAACTCCATATGGCACGAAGCCGTAGAGCTGCTCCACCTTCTTCCACACAAGATCGGCCGTACGGACGTACCCTTTATCATGCATCTGCTGAGCAAATGCAAGGTACGCAGCGTAAGTGCTACCATTACGCGACTTGACCCAGAGCTTCTTCAGTCTAGTCGGTGTGACACAGACGCCTTTGTAAGCGTCCATCCCACATGACTCTCTGAAGTTGCCCGTGATGCAGCACTTGGACTTGTTGACTTTCAGTCGAACAAGCTCAAGCGCTTCCACCACCGTCGGTGCCCAATCCGTGGGGACTATGATATCATCCCCATAGACGAAGACACGACGTCCGACTTCCTGGCGCTGCAGCCGATAACGGCGAGCTATGGCAGCTACGGCTATTGCCCAAAAACAGAAAGCCTCGACAGGGAAGCATAAAGCTGACCCCATCGGTGCAAACTTATTCAAGGGTAATATCCTCCCATCTGGGAGTTTCGTAGCAGTCGTTCTCGTGGCAAGGAGGGCTCTAAGAACCTGTTCGTTGTGTTTGAACAGCCTTGTAACGAGCTCCACCGAGACACGATCCGAAGCCTCCTTGAGATCTAAAGTAGCGTACTCTCGCGTCTGTGAGGACTCGAGGGCCAAACTACGATTAATCTCTTGGTTAGTAAAGTTGATTTGGCCCTTGGTCATCCCGAAGGATTCCAGGTGCTCAACCAACTTACGTCCTACACCCTGCTGGATCCACTGATATTCCAATGGCTCGCAAGATATCAGACGTGGGCCTCGCGAATCTTTTGGAACCAATACGACCTTAGCAACCCCAGTTTCCCGGCGTTCCAAGGACTTGTACCAGCCCAATCGATCCAACAGCTCTCTCCCCCGTCCCACGATATAATATTCGTAGTAGGGGTACACGCGGTGAATTCCGGAATAGAGGCGGCGGAAAAGCCACTTTTCTTCCAGACGTTCCCCGGTGGCAACGGCTCCTGGACCATGCTTTGGCATGACATCCATAGGGTCGAACCCATCAAGGACATCGCGAATGATGTACGACGCGGCAGCCAAAAGACTGTCGGTCGCACTATCACCGCCGAGCTCGAGCTCCCGTTCCGTCGCTTCGAAGTTCGCAATGACGCGCGCTTCGGATGCTTCAGAGTAAGGCAGCTCGAGTTTGTACAGCATGAACAGGACTTGACGAAGATGCTTTACAGCACCTGGGTCTGCCTGCTCCAAGAGCATACCATCCCGATCGAAAACCCGTTTGAAGTACGCCTGCAGGAATGCTGGTATACCTGTACACTTGTGAGCTCGCTTGAACTCACGTGGTACACAGAAACGGGTCTCTACCAAACCAAGATCAAGAGCTTTCCCAAGAAGGGGTAGCGTCTTGGTCAGGAAAGATAGGCCCTCTGACTCAAACCGGTCGCACAGAGTGCGCCGGTCCATGTCGAGGTCTTTGTTCGAGGTGATCCCAAGCGGATCTTGGTCAAGGACCGACAGTACGATATCGAGGTATCCCTCGCCATGGCTGTTACGCATTCCCATTCGGGTATGTGCTCCACAGTCACTGGCTTACCAGGGCTTCCCTTGAACCGTTCTACTTAGCTTTCGCC